AATCAAATGACACACAAAGATATATTTAAAGATTCATTTCCACAAGACAAACAAATTGGAGGATCACATTACAAAGAGTTTCATATTCAACCATATGAATTTATTTCTAAGAACGACCTTTCCTTTTTTCAGGGTAATGTTATAAAGTATGTTTGTCGCTATAAGAACAAGGCGGGAATACAAGACCTTGAAAAAATAATTCATTACTGTGAATTAGAAATTAAAACAATGAAAGATCTAAAAAAGAAATGATTATACCACATACAGAATGGTTAGTACCTACAGAGTATCCTGATTTAAGATCAGCAGAAGAAATTTCTATTGACTTAGAGACACGTGATCCAGACTTAAAGAAACTGGGTTCAGGAGCCATTACAGGTAATGGTGAAGTTGTAGGTATAGCTGTTGCTGTTGATGGTTGGAAAGGTTACTTTCCTATTGCACATGAGATAGGTCCAAACTTAGATCGTAAAAAAGTTTTAGATTGGTTTACTGATGTATGTTCATCGCCTGCTACAAAAATATTTCATAACGCAATGTATGACGTATGTTGGATACGTAATTTAAATATAAAAATCAATGGTTTAATTGTAGATACTATGATTGCAGCCAGTCTTATAGATGAAAATAGATTCTCTTATACCTTAAATACAATGTCCTGGGCTTATCTTAACAAAGGTAAGAATGAAGCTAGACTAATAGAAGCTGCAAAAGAAAGAGGACTAGATGCAAAAGCTGAGATGTGGAGATTACCTGCTATGGAAGTTGGATCTTATGCAGAACAAGATGCATCACTTACTTTAGAACTTTGGCAAAAATTTAAAAAAATAATTATTGAAGATGATTTACAAAATGTTTTTAATTTGGAGACTGATCTTTTTCCTTGTTTAGTCGATATGCGCCACCTAGGTGTTCGGGTAGATATCGAGAAAGCCAATCAATTGAAAACAGCACTGGCAATAAAAGAAGAAAACCTAATACAACAAATAAAAATAGAAACAGGAGTAGAAGTTCAGTTAATGGCTGCAAGAAGTATTGCTCCACTTTTCGATAAATTAAATTTACCTTATTCCAAAACTGAGAAATCTGGTGAACCATCATTTACTAAAAACTTTCTTGTTACACATAAACATCCTGTAGTACGTATGATAGCAGAAGCTAGAAAGATAAACAAGGTCAGAACTACTTTTATTGATTCTATTATTAAACATGAACACAAAGGTAGAATACATGCAGACATAAATCAAATTAGATCTGATGATGGAGGTACAGTTACCGGTAGATTTAGTTATTCTAATCCTAACCTACAACAAATTCCAGCACGTGATCCAGATACAGGACCATTAATAAGATCATTATTTATACCAGAAGAAGGGTGCAGGTGGGGTACATTTGACTACTCGCAACAGGAACCAAGGCTTGTTGCACATTATGCATTAAAGTTTGAATTGCCATCTGTAAATGATATTGCAGATTCATATGAAAATGATCCTTCAACAGACTTTCACAAAATTGTAGCTGAGATGGCAGACATACCTAGATCACAGGCCAAGACAATTAATCTTGGTTTGTTTTATGGTATGGGTAAAGCAAAGTTAATGAATGAATTGGATTTAACAAAAGATAAAGCTGATGAACTTTTTAAAAAGTATCATGACCGAGCACCCTTCGTAAAACAATTAATGAATAAAGTTATGAATGCAGCATTAAACAAAGGACAAATAAAAACATTACTTGAAAGACGTTGTAGGTTTCCTAAGTATGAACCTATTTTAAAAGGTAGTGATTGGGGTAGATATGTACCTGCAGAAGATGAAGAACGTATGAAAGAACTACAAGAGATGGGACCTATCTTAAAAGATTTTGAAGGTAATGTAATAAAAGAAAAAGATGGTAAGCCTAAAAAAAATTATTGGCACAACAATCCAACACGTAGAGCTTTTACATACAAAGCTTTAAATAAATTAATTCAAGGTAGTGCTGCAGATATGACAAAAAGAGCAATGGTTAACCTGTATAAAGAAGGATATTTATCACATATACAAATTCATGATGAACTTGATTTTTCTATTGAATCCAAAGACCAAGCTGATAAAATAAAAAAAATAATGGAACAAGCAGTAGACTTGGAAGTTCCGAATAAAGTTGATTATGAATCTGGACCTAATTGGGGAGAGATAAAATAAACTATGGCTTATTTAAATGCGGACATACCACCTATCTACTGTAAAATACGTAAGGAGTATTTATATGATTTGGAAAAACATCAAGGAGAGTCTGTTGACTGCTGTATCTTTAGTGTGGTCTCTATTACAGATCGCGCTCTCTTATTTAATATCATGTTACCAAATGGTGCATGCTTTTGGCGTCTACCTATATCAGCGTTTTTTCAAGAAAAATTTGACAGAAAAGACGTATCAGATATCGCAATCGACAATCTTCAATTATGGAATTGCTTTAGTTATTATCCTAGTGTTCATTGCTTTAGTTTTTTAAGAGGCAAACGAGGTAAATACTTTGGTAAAGATAAAATAAATTATCCATTTGAATATTTATTTACTATTGACTGGGGACACCCAGATAGTAATATACTAGATACTGAGCATTCTGAGATTCCTGCGGAACACAAGTGTGCTCACATACTTGCTTTAGATAATGGCAACTATGCAGCGCAACCCAATAATAGAATATTGTGGGATGCCCCAAATTACACTACTGATAGAGAAGTGCCTGATTACAGCGTCCAAACTACAAAATGGAATGTAGAGAATAAAGATTGGTTGACTGAAGATAGTAATAAAATGTTTTATACAACAGAGGATAAAAAATGAGTTTAAATATATGTATGGATTGTAACTTTGAGAAAAAAAAGTGTCAGTGCGTTGTTGAAGAAATTATAGTTAAAATCTCTTGGTGGAAGAGAATTTTAAATTGGTTTAAATAATGAATCTAGTAGATTTATTAAAAAAAAATATAGTAATGGTTCCGGTTGTGGCGTCAGTCCTAGTCGGAACTTTTACTGGTGTTCGTTACATTGTAACTCTTACTGACACTATTAATGAAAATGAATTAAGACTTACTAATCTTGAAAGAGACGTAGGTGTATTAGAAAAAAATATTGCAGATATTAATACAAGACTATCTTCTGCTGAAGCAACATGGCAGATGGCAGAAAATCTATATAGACAATTAGCTGATCAAGTAAGGGAACACAGCTACGATATAAAAGATTTAAACAGGGAAATTAACTATTAAGGATTTATGCAACATGGAGATCGCCAGGATGAATTATTATTTTACAGGTGCATTAATTATTTTATTTGTGTTGTTATGTTTTATGAAACCTGCACATAGTAGAAATGAGTATCTCAATAATGGTACTAATACTTGTAGCACTGGCGATGTTAGCGTATCAATCGACCAAAGAGATTCGGAGTCTAGGTATAGACACTATAATCCTGACAATAATTATAATAGCCCTAGTGATGATAGATCAATAAGATTTACTTGGAGAAAGTATTTAGGCTCAGCCTGCACTGATGAATTTAAAGCTGTCCAACAAGAAAATATGGAGTTAAAACAACAGTTAGAGCTAATGAAAATGTGTGGAAAAGTTAATAAAAACCCCACTTTAAGCAACAATCCTAACTTCAAACTTTTGGTTTCAAAATGTTCTGGTATAATAATTCCTGATGATAAAATTAATAAACCAGATGGAAGCTATTGGGATTCAATTAAAGATAATTACAAAAAAGAAAATCCTGATGTCAAACTTATGGGTGACAAGTTTATAGGACCAAAAGATGAGTAATAAACCACTAAACATTGGAGAAGAGGCAAGAGTACAGATGCCGATGAAGACGGTTGCTAGCCTGATCGTGCTCGTTGCAATGGGCGTGTTCGCATACACAGAGCTGACGGCAAGGTTGGTATCGTTAGAGACATCAAGAGAATTATTTACAAATGATTTGTTAAAGAAGAGTGAACAAGTGCCCACGGACCAGGAGCAACATTTTTTAATTGAGGATTTATATAAAACCGTAGAAA